ACCAAGTTAGTGAAAGAAATGGAAGAGTTGGCCCAAGATGAAGCGCAATGGTATGAACCACGTTTTGAATTGGAAGGATTTGAATTTGAGAAAAGAAATGGCAGAACAATGTATGATTTCAAGCACATACAACAATGGCAACAATTAGACAATGCAAGAAAGGATCTTGAAAACGATTTGAAGAATGCGTTGAAATTAAAAGGTAAGATACAAATGGCTGATGAAGATGGTGCAGAAATTGAACTTCCAAAAGTAAGTTACACAAAAGATTCATTGCTGATAAAAAGTAAATGACCTTTGATCTTTCAAATAACTATGATGTGAACAAGGCTGAGATTAAATTCAAGGCCTTGATTGCATCCGGTAAGAAGATAGAACTAAAAGAAATTAAACAAAAGAGATCTTTATCACAGAATAAATACTTTCACGTTGTCGTGACATTATACGCCATTGCTTATGGTGCAACACTGGATGAAGCTAAAACCGATTTAAAGCGTGATTACGGCCTTATTTACGAGAAGAAAGGTAAGAAGTACCTAATTAGTAGCGCAGACCTTGATAGCCTTCTTATGACCCAATTCATTGACTACATTAGAACAAAGGCAGCAAAAGAATTAAACACATACATTCCAACAAGCGAAGAGTACCTATTGAATCACTTTGCAATTGATAAAGAAATAAACACACATAAAGAATACCTATGAATTTAAAGAATTTAAGAAAAGAAATAAACGAAAATAAACAATTGCTCACGGCAATGGGGATTTACATAAATGAACTTGAAGACAGACTAAAAAAGAATGGTTATATGAGTGAAAGAATTATGCAACTAAGAACTAAACACAACTTGCAAAATGAAAATAATCAGTACATGCAAATTGCTTATTCTTATCACACCAACTTTGATTTGTTGATGTCTGTGGTTGCATTCTATTACAAAGAAAGTCCAGAAGAAATTAAAGGTAAGTGCAGGAAACAAAGGTTTGTTGTACCGCGTCACATGTTTAGCTACCTTGTAAAACAGTACATGCCCAACATGGTATTAACCGACATTGGTTCCTATTTAGGCGGCCGTGATCATTCAAGTGTGATACATGGGCAACAATCAATCGAAGCGTTTTTAGGCTTTGATAAGAAGACCAAACGTGATTATGCGGCCATTGTTCAACTACTAAATGAGATTGCCAGCAACAACAACGACATTGCATATTTAGAAACCAATGCTTATTTAGAAGCAGTCTAATGACCTTGCATATAGTTTTAATATTACTTTTGAACTATGAAAGATATAAAAGAAATGATTTTAAAAGTAGGCACAATGATGATGCCTTTGGGCTTTATGGTCGCAATTTGCGACTACAAAGTGTACGGAGCTATTAATTTTGTGATAGGCTTTGTCTGCATACTTGAACTTATAAGTATAAAAAAGAATAAAAAAATTAAACTCTAAGGTTTATTATTGAGCAACAACAAGCGCGTTATCGGAGTAATCTGGTAGCGCGTTTTTGTATTAACATTCCAACATTAAGCCCCTTTATTTAAGGTAATGTAGTAATTATACTACCTTTTGCACAATAACCCTTACTGATATATTGTGCAGTTTGTATTAAAGTGAATGAAGTATTAGGAAAAATTCATGCAGTTTGCACTCAGAATAAATGCGTAAAACGTGCTATCTGGCCGTGTTCTTTTGAATGCAGGAAACCTTCAATTGCTTTTGGTGCGTGCTGGTATCCATTCCGGTGATGCCATGAGTCTGTCCCACTTGGTGACCTTAAACTTTCAACTGTCACCCCTTGATAATCTTTTGAGGTCTTGTGATGAACGTGGTGTGTGTAAACATACCGGTGTTTTGTTGTTCCCCAGTCATTTGATTCCACTGCCATCAACAAGGGAAGATCTTGTGCCTTTGCACCATCTCCGTGTGTAGTCCCAATTAATGAAGTGCCATAAGCAAAGTACTTTCTGTGTGCAATTGAACAATCAAAGGTTATGTTTTTGTTGTTACGGAACCATGAACTAATAACATCAGCTAAAAAAAACCCACTTTGGTAATCGTGGTTACTGGGATTAAAATGAAACACAACATCAGCCACTGGAATCAACATTTCCAAAACATCCACATAAACCTGCTTTGCTTTTAGGAAATTAGAATAGAACATTCCATCCGTATCTTGTGGGGTGCCGCTTGTGGTTTGTCGCTTTGGACTATCGATGTGCAGAATATCGTTGCCACCGATAAATAATATCTTATCTATGTTATACCCTTGTGATTTGTCAATGATGCCTTGTACCCCCTCCAAAACGCGTTTAACGGCTATGTTTGTATCATAGTCTTCACCCGTTTCAAATGCCTCACACAATTTGCCAATGTGAACATCAGCAGGATCAATAACTAATAGGTGGCCATCTTTTGATTTATTCCTTTTTATAGTCGGGTACTTTGGCGAATAGCTTTTTAGTTCCGCAACTAATTTATCACGAATTTGATCATAAGAAACTGCACCTTCATAGTCTGGATTGGTGAAGAATAAAGAAGTGTCTTTTGTTTTAACCCATCCATGTTTTACATCTTTGGTTGGAACACCGGCATCCTCGCAATACTGATCTACTTTTGATTTGTAAAATGAAAAGTGTTGTTTAATTGTCAGTGGTGCTTTGCCAACAATGCCGCTTATTCTAACAAAATAATCCTTTCTTGTTTCGTTGTCCTTTTGTGGGTTCTGTGCGAATGCTTCAAATGTTGGATCTAATTGGCTCATGTTTATGTGTGTGTTTGTGTTTATTTTCTTAGTTCAAAATGTTGCCAGTCGTAATTCTTTTCTACTCCAAGACTGATGAAACCATGTTTGTAAAATATATCAATCATTGGTTGGTATTCGGGCCGTGCAAACCTCGCAGTTTTAGCGGTTTCTTTTAACTTGTTGCGTGCCGTGTCAAGGTCAATGGCAATTCCCCACGCATGCTTTGACCAACTTGTTCCGCCCCTCATCTTTCTATAATTAAAACAACCCCCAAACAAATCAATTCCAAGCCTTTCTATTTCCTTCATTCCATACTCAGCTAACAAATCATTGAAAACATTTAGAAATGGTTCTGCGGCTAACTTGTGGCATCTCATTTTAGAAACTTTAGTATCTAAGTCCCACGCCAATTTCATTGGATAAGGTAAAAGGATTGTAGTCAAATAACCTTCACCGGTCTCATTTGGTTTGCCGTACTTCTTTACTATTTCGTTGGTGGTCATCATTTCTTCAATCGTTCTACAATGTTAGTCACACCTTCAATTGCTATGTATGCCGTTGAAATTATCACCCAATCTTCCGACCTTACAGAACCAATAAACAACCCAATGGATGCCACAACAAACACAGTTAGTTTGCGGCTTACCCATTTGGATAAAATTAAATCAATCTTTTCCTTTCGACTCATCCCTTCGCAACTTAACCCATCTTTCTATGGTGTAGCCAATAGACACCACCAAAAGAACAAATTTAAGAACCATGTCCATGTCACTAAATGACACGGCGAACGATAAGATGTTTAATAAGTAAACTTTTAAATCAGACAACATCATTTACTTCTGGAATTACGCAAAGTTCACTATCAGGATTCACCTCACAATAAGACTTAAAATAAGCCGCCTCATAGCCTCCAATTATATGAAGTTGTGTGGTTGGCTTCGGAAACACTTCAAAGGGCTTAAAAGACACTAAAGGGGTTCTAAACCATAATATGTCTACCGCCCAAGTTGTGGCAAGGTCTGAGCATACTTTAAAGCCTTCTTCGTTTACTTCGTAAGCCTTGCATATATGCCCTAACTCAACAACCGCAACATCTTTGTAAGTGTATACGTCAACACCTTCTGTGTCTGTGCTTTTTACTTGAATCTTCTTTTGGAATTTAGACCATTCTGCAAGGTCTGTGAATTCGTATTTTGAATATTTTGTCATATTGTACTATAAGGTTGTTAGGGTTGCAAGTTCTGCATCTGATAAAGCGGTTGGGAAGACCATAATGTTTTGAACTTTGCCGTAGAAAAAATTAGAATCATTACCTCTATTAAAATCTAAAACATCTAAAGAGTTTGCAGTAAAAGCGGTAGAAGATGTTTCTGTATCAACCTCTACACCATTAACCCATAAAGCCCAATCGTTAACTTTATATTTTATAGCTATTTTATTTAAAGCGGTTTTGTCAGTCAAGGTATAATTTAAAACAACGTCTTGCCCTAATCCCGCAGCTCTTGAAACTACTTGTATTAAATTATTCGCAGCAACATATCTAAGGTTAAATTGATTATTATTTATATTAGCATCTTCGGATATTGAAATCCAATTGTTTAAAGTTTGGTCGTTAAACGCTGCTATTTCCGCATACAAAACCCCCTCTGTGCTATTTATCAAACTACTAATACCCGTCTTGCTTGCAGTATCCGCCAATCTTGTCACGCTACTTGCAAGGGTTGGGATGTAGGAAGTGCTATAAGAGCCTACTTCCCTTTGTGCGCCGTATAGTAATATATCCGTTGCCGTTCCGCCGCTATAATTACCTATATGGTAAACAGCCCCCGTTGTGGATATTGCCTCTAATCTTTGCCATTCTCCATTTAATGTAAATAATGTACCAACAGAAATATTACCACCATATCCAAATAAAACTTTTTCACCAGCAACTCCTTTTACATATATGCTATTTGCGTCTGTTGTAGCACCACCAATAGCCCTATATACACTTGAGGTGGAAGCGGTTGTAAATTGAATCCTATCTGCGTTTTGTGTGCCATCTGGTGAAATGCCATAATTAGCCGTTACGGTTGCGTTGACTTTACTCCACGCCGCATTATTAAATTCACTCGAATAAGTTACTTCATTCGTTCTCTGAGGCTCCAAAAGTAAAGAGCCGCATCCCGAAGTGTAGTCTATTCGGGGAACGTTTAAAGTGATTACTTCTTTTATTGATACGTTGTCGATTGAGCCAGTAAAATTGCTTAAAGAGCCAAATATGATGTTTGCGTTGCCGCCAGTTCTAATTACATTAAACGTATATGTACCTAAAGCATTCGCAACTACATTGATATCTGTTGCACTTTGATTGCTTCCGCTATATACATTTAAAGTACCACTTGTATAATTAGTCACGGTAAAAGTTACTTCTACCAACCCAGATTGAGTACCGATATCTTGGTACAAAGCAACGGCATTCCCATTTGATAAATTCGCCTTACCTCCGCTTATAGTTGTTCCCGTGCCTTTTACCCATATAGTATCCGTTGCAAAATCTCCATTAGTAATTAATTCACTCCCAAGAACAGAAGCCGTCTCAATCAACCCCTCAGCATTCACCCTTGTTGCGGTGCTTGCTCTTGTGAAGGTTAAATCGCCACTTCCATCTGTTGGCTTTAGGCTGTATATTTTATCCTCTTTGTAGCCCGAAGGGAACATTATAAGGCTTGCGTCAGTGTATAAACTCATTGTATTCTTGTAAGTTGTTTTATTGCGTTAGTTGCACACGTTTCATTTTCTATAATTCCGCCATCACTTTCAACGCGTAGTCGATAGGCATCAAATATTATTTGCCCTAATGACACCCCGCCTTTAATGGCACTATATTGATACCCGAAGCCAAACATTTTATAGTTTGATTAAAAGTACTGAACCGGTTGATATTGTTACCGTTTTAAATGGTTTGCCGCTTGCAGGTGCTAACACCATACCGCTTGTGATAGTCTTACCAGAAATACCCCATTCAGCTACAATATCATTATCATCTGTGTCTGTTAATGCGGTGAAAATCACATCATCATTAACAACTAAAAATCTATAATTTGTGCTATTTGTTCCGGTTACTGTTGCACCGCTATCTGCATATTTGCCACCTTTCAAAGCAACTAATTCTTCTATTGTCATTTTTCTATTTTATAAATTTGTTACGTTATCAACTAAACACGCTAAATTTTCTAATATTGCGCCCTCTGCTGAAATTGTTTGTACTAAGTCCTGTATATCGCCTTGCGGCATGCCACTAATGTTTTCACGCACTGAATATTCCATTATAACCCTTGCGCACTGGCTTGAATTATCGAATAATATTTCCTGATTGCTCAACAATGTTTGATCTATTCTTTTGCCACCTATTGTTCCTTTGTAACGGTAAAGTTTAAACGCCACCATATCCGCTATGTTTGAGGCTTGCAAGAACCCACCATTGCCATCTTTTGCCTTTGAGGCGTAGATATTTATTTCTACATCGTGATTAATTATGGAATAACCATCTTTGTAGTTTTCTGGTGTGCTTCTTTCCGTGATTACAATACGAGGAAATAAATTTTCTTGTGGCGCTAATCCGAAATTCAATTGTTCCACCAAGTTTGTAACATCTGGAACATTTAAGATTTGATATATTGCACCGCCGATCATTATGTGCAAATATCTTTAAATGACTTTTGTATTAATTGTAATTATTTTAACATTCTTTGTTTTGCGGTTTTTGAACCGTTGCAACTTTTACATAATGCTTGAAAATTATCTTCATTCCATTCATCACCACCTTGTGACATTGGAATGATGTGATCCGTATAATATGATGGTTTGTTGCACCCCTCAAACTCACACACAGGATGTTTCATTTTGTAGGATAAAGATAGGTGCCGCCATGCCTTTGAATTGTAGAACTTTTCGTGTTCTTTGTCCTTCAACCAATTCTTTTGCTCTGCTTGCTTGTTTTGCTTCTGTGGTGTAAAGCCATACACCTTTTTTGGCATTGATGGCATTAAGGGTTGATTTTAGCACCGTTGAATTTGTAAAGAAACCCATCGTATGGACTTTTGAAATATGCGTGTTTATCGTAAAAAACAAACTCACCAGCAAGTAAATAATCACCTGCCGT